ACCAAATATCAGCTATCTCACTCCCAAAGGAAGCTTGTATAACTAATTTTTGATGCCAGGCTGGCCATCTATCGGTAGCTGCAGTAAGGTCAAAAGAATATAATTTTCTTTTCTCTTTACTCCATCTACAAATAGTGTCCACTCCTTTTGCTTGATCCCATGTGGCATCATTGCCTATATTCTTAAACAGATTCATTAAAGAATCATGAATAGGTAATAAAAGCATTTGACACCACCAGTTAAGAACGTATATAATACGTGTCTTTCCTGAGGATTGAGCTAAGAATTCCAATTTTGCTAAAATTGGAACCTGACGAAAAAGAATTGGTTCCTGTGTTCTAATAACATCGTTTGAAAATTCTCGAAAGAGATCTTCAAACCATGAACCTTCACCGTAGACTCTTCGAATCAACATATCGAAGCCGCCTAGGGGCCATGTAAGTAAAATTCCAACTAGGTCTTGTGCCATTGAAATGGCTGAAGGTCCATTAGGACCCCCTTTTGCTGTGACAAGAAGTTTAACTTCTGAAACATGTAATCGGGGCGCTTTGTTACCTAACCATTTAGAGAAGTCACTCTGACTATCAACTGTTTCTGTTCCAGTATATGGATCAGTAACAGAAGATATATCATGACTTGGCTTTGTCTTCATAGTGAAAACAAGGTTCGGGATTGATAAGGCGACATTTGGTTCAGCTTTTAAGAATTTTACCAAAGAAATTAATTTCTTAGGTAATTTACTTTCTTTATTAAGCTTAAACCAAATACCTCCTATTTCAATTCCACCTTTTGGGTAACCAGCGACAAAATGGCGAGATCTACTATTAATATCTTTAAGGATTTTAATAGTACGATCTTTACCATAAGAGGCAAGTAGATCATAAGCAAATTTCATATAGTCATTTAAAGCTATACGACTTTGCTCTTGATTTTTACTAAATGCCTGCAGGAAGCGAGCAGTCGGCCCCTTGGTAATAAACTTAAATTTAAGTTTGTTTATCATGGTTGCCTCCTTTTTTGAAGTTTAACCTTTGC